CTATCCCGCCGGACATTAGGTTATTGCACGACGGCAATTTTCTTTAGCCCATACGGACACAAATGTAATCGCTATCGTTAGGCGTCCCAGCGTCTGTGCGAACTTGAATAGTGACTGCATTTGGTATGGGGGCGGAGTCAATTTGCACATAGTTGTTTCCCGCAAAAGTTCGCGCGATGGCAGTTATCATGCAGTTTACTTCAATAGGCTCTGCGGTTGAAATGGTGTAATTACCCGTGCTGTTACGCACAACCGTAGCTACATTTCGGCTGTTTATAATCGTAGCGGTAGCCCCAGTCGCACCGTCAAATACAACCCATGTATCTGTTGTAGCCGCGCGGGTTGAGCGCGCGGCTGATGTCGAGGCGGTAATGTTAAAATTACCCACAGTGTAAGTACCAAGAAAATGCCCGCTAAAATTATTTCGCGCAGCGGTATTAGCCCCATCAACTTCGGTAAATCCGAAAGTGGTTGTGGGCGATCCTTGACTATCTTTGGAAATGCAGTTTACAAAAATATTGTCTGTACCACCTGAAACACCAAAACTTTCGCTGACTATGCTGCGCCCTGCGTTTTCTACCACAACATTTGAAACTACGTTGCCAACCGGAACGCTACCGGCGACGCCTTGGTCAGTGATGATAACGCCGCCCTCGTCAGAGTTTACAACAGTACCATTAGCAACAGTGTTATAGCTTGCTCCAGTTTGTGCTGTTTGCCCGTTGATAGATACGCCATGGCCGGAATTTACAGAAACATGAAACCCGCTAATAGTATTGTAAAATGAACCGCCATTGATGGCGATGGCATCAGACAAAGCAGCGGCTGCCGGTTCGCTGCCAGCCATTACTAAGTTAGTGCATACGCAACCAGTGGCTTCTTCAATTAACAGTATTTCACCGTTAGTCATCAAGCCATTAACAGTGTCAACTTGCGTATAGTTATTGCCGATGATGTGTATGCCACGGCCATTTATGTTGCGGAATATTACGTTAGACACGCGGTTAAACGAGCCATCAGCCACAAAGTTTTTAAGGTAGATAGCCGCGCACGCAGAATTGCCGCCGGTGCTATAGACTTCTACGTTGTCTATCGTACAGCGAGAACAGTTGTTTAGGTCAATGCCGTGAACAGTTGATCCTGTAGCCCACACATTTTCTATTTTACCTCTGTTGCAGCTTACAAATAGTGCAATGGTAGTTCCAGTGTCATCAGCATCCAAGGTCAAGTTGCTAATTGTCCAATCGTCTTTGCTGGCCATATTAATGACTGCATTTGCCGAACCGCTGACAATCTTCAGAATTGAGGGCGCGCCAGAACCGATAAGAGATTTTCCGCTGGGAATAGAAAGGTTTTCAACTGCAAATGTGCCTTGTGGAACATAAACTACACTAGACGCAGCTAATGCGGCGACAAATGCCGCAGTATCGTTTGCTATTCCGTTGCCGATTGCGCCATAATCCAAAACATTGGCGGGAGCGCCTTCGATCATAGAATAAGTGGCTTTGGTGAGGCTCATGTTAAATCACTTTCAATTTGCGCGATAAGTCATAGCAAAATCAACGCGGGTTCCGTTTTGAAATACTGTCAAAGGAACCGACATAGACGCACCGGCGGCGGTAAATCCACCAAACGTAATAGTTTGGCCTGCTGGCGTTACACCCGGAACTATAGATGTTACGTTTGTAGCTAGATTACCACAGTACCAAACTGAGCCAGTTCCGCGTGATGAATTGCTTGGGTTAAATGCTTGAAACGGCAAACCGCTAATTGTTGTGGTGCTGCCAGTACCAAGGACGTTAAGCAAAAGCTGGCACTGAACGTAAACAAGATCGCCTACACGAACGTAGTAGCCTTCTTGGGTAGTGTATGTAGCGTCACCGCCAACTGAAGGTGTCCAAGCACCTTCTTCATACCAGTTCAGCAATTCGCTGGTCATGCCAGCCGCGTGCGTGTTTGCGCTGAAGTCGATGCCGTTACCCGCAGTGCTGAAGGCCAAGTTGCCCGTGCTGTTAAATCTTGCCCGCTCAGTCAATGTGCCGCCAGAAGTGGTGGTCAAGAAAGCCAAATAGCCAGCTACGTTGTTATTGGTGGCGTTTTCTTTACGCCCCGCAACAGCAGCAAAAGGGAAATAGCTGGATGCGTTATACTTACCGCCAAGACCGATCTGCGTACCAACGCCAGTACCTAACGTGTCTGTAGCGCGTAAAAACATATTGCCTTCAGAGTTAACCGCTGGCGAAGTCCAGCTTGTAACGCCAAGCATATCATTGACAGCTACCTTAACCGTCGATGCGCTCTGCACAATCGGCAGAACTTCGGTGCCAGCTAAAGGTGTTGTTGCAGCAGTTAATGCGGAGATTTTTTTGTCGGCCATGAGGCGTATCCTTAATAGTAAACAACAAAGTTAATGGATGGCATATCAGTCGCTACGCCGCCGCTAAACGTAAAAATATCAAAGTCGTTCTGCGTCTTATTCTGGATGCTGAGAACTTGATCTGTTCCAGACGCAGTAGCAGCAGAAGCCACAACCACATAGCTGACAACAGGAGCCGTGTTGCCAAATGATACGGTGTAGTCACCCGCAGAATTGCGAACGCTAGTAGCGTTAAAGCTGCGCGACATTGTTCCTGTGGCTCCATCAAACAAACCCCATGCACGCGCCGCAAAATTGTCAGCCGGATATAACGTATCCGTTGCTTCAGCAAACGTAATTGAGCCAATGTCGCTCAAGAATCCTTCGATAAAAGCGTTTTCAGTCTTGTTATATGCCTTCAGGCGGCAAGTAGTTTTGTTGGCGGTGTTAGCCGTGCCAGGTGCGCCGCTAGTCACATCATCCGTAATAACATCAAACTGACAGTTAGTCAGATATGAAGCCCCACTAATCGGTAGATCAATAATATCTGGGATTGTGCCATTGTGCTTTACATTCATGAAGCGGCTATTCAACGAACTGTTAGCCGACAACGGGTATGAATTGCTCTCAGCATAACTAGAAAAGTCAAACAGTGCGGCAGTCAAATCACCATCCATCGTGACGTTGCTCATGCTGATGTTGTTAGCATCGCCACGCCACAGAGAACCCACAGCGCCATAAGTGCTGTCGTTAAAAACATATATATCACTAAACGACACGTTGCTTCCGCGATCTGAAACAATCACGCCAGCTTGCGTTGTAAATGTTGTCAGATGACCGCAGTTACGAATAGCAATGTTTGAGAACACTGCTTGCATAAATTCGCCTGTGTGCGGATAGCCAGAGGTGTTACCAAACAGCGAGATAGCAACCTGACAGTCACTAATGGTCAGATTAGTAATGCTGACGTTGGAGTTAGCTTGCGCCGCACCGCCAGCAACAGAAACACCGTTCCAGCAGCCAGTAATGTTTGTGCCGCTGATAGTGACATTCTGCGTTCCCGTGCCGCCTTCAATGTTAAACGCACGGCCACCAGGATTTACTGAATCGTTTACACAGTTGCGAATGTAGCCGCCAGAAACACGCACATTGGTTGCGCCGTAACGAATCATTATTCCACTAGCTGGCGATACGTTATTAGCGTCAATCTGAGGGTTGATAAATTGAATGTTGTCGGCAGGGCTGACAGGGTTAGTTACAAATACAGTTTCGTATCCGCCCAAAGGCATTGAGTCCACTTTAACCGTGCCACTCATCATAACGGTTGTATCGCTGTATACGATCAAAGGATCACTGATTAGATAAATGCCGTCTGGAAAATATACGGTACACCCATCCACTGTAGCAACATAATCAAGAGCAGCCTGAATTGCCGCCGTATCATCAGCCACATCGTCGCCAACAGCGCCAAAGTCTTTAACCGATACATATTGCTCTAGTTTAGTCTGAACGCTCTGTAGCGTTGCTCCAGCGGCAGTCAGGGTATAGCTGATGTCATTGGCATTACCGCTATTGATAACACCAGTTTCGTTCGTCATTACTTCAATGCTGCTATTCAGCGGTGGAGCTACTGTAAACGTAATGGTGTTGCCAGCAAGCGTATAGCTATCCTTTTCCTGATAGACGCCATTGATGAATACGTTAGTGGCAAGGATAGTGCTAGGCGATGCTGACAGAACGAAGTCAACCTCAACGCCATCACCAACAAAGTCGTTCTTGACAACAGACGCAGATACAGCCGCAGGATCGAAGCCGTAGCCTACAGGACTGTAGAGAACGAACTCCTCGCGCTTGTTGCGGATTGTTATTGAGAACTCGCCACCAGTGTAAAGCAGAGCAGGCGTGCCGTTACGATAGGCGTAGCCATTGCTTGTGCGGATCGGCTGCGTAGCTGGAATGGTTAGGTTGCTATCCCAAAAGACCTGAATCGGATTCTGTTCAGGGTCTTGGTTGATTGCACCGATATACAGGTAGCCGTCATCCAGCGGCGTGCCGTCTAGATCGGTGAATATTGGGTAAGGGCCAGTAACTTGAGTAAGTGCCATTAGAACTTAATCCCTTGCGTCGTTAGGCTTATAGCCGAAATTATGTTGCAGCGAAAGGTCATTAATCCAGAAGCCTTTTGACTTCTTTACGCATTCCTCGTGCTGCCATAGCTTTGCGGAAATCATTAAGAAGTTTCGCTGCCGGAACAGGCAATCCTGTTATGCCAAAAGTGCCAAGAGTATCAACTGCGTTCATAATTGCACTTGATGTTCCAGAGGCATTAATGCTGCCTGGTGGCGATGTAATGATGTCTTTGGTCACATCGTTAATTGTGCTTAAAAGCTCTGCCGTTTTCTTATCAAAAATCACATCAAGTTTGCCGTTCTTCTCTAGGCTTGTAATGATTTTGTTCAGTGCAGCAGGCTGAATTACCGCTTGCCCAGATTCATCTGATGTGATTCCGCGATATGCTTGATCCCTGATCTTTTCCATAACAGAGCCTTGCAATTCGCGCTTTGCACGAACACCGCGAGGGCCAGCACGATCTAGCAAGCCAAGAAGATGCTTTACGCTATCAAGCGGTGTGTTATCTCCAGTGATTTTATCCGTTACCTTCTCAAGAGCAACAAAGCGATCGGTGCTTCCAGGCTTATTGGCAAAGACTTTTTCAACAAGATCGATGTCTTCAAAATCTCTGGCATACTTGGTGCGAGATGCACGCGCCTGCTTATAGACATCGCCGCCAGCGTCCTTGGTTGCGTTGTCGATAATATTACGCATATCACGGCCAAAGGTAGCGTCTGCAGTCCCTGGGTTTGCAACCTTGTTGATAAGCTTACGAATATCTTCCATTTGATTCAGGGCCATCATCCCTGTTTTATTTGGATCGTTAGCTAATATCTGCTCCTCAACAGTCTTTAGAACTGGAGCTAATTTTTCACGAGTGGTTGGCGTTTGCTGTGCAATGAAGTCGCTTAATTCCTGATAGCTAACAGGTTCACGCATCTCACCAGCTTTTTCGGCACGCTTATAAAGCGCACTGGTGCGTGTACGCTCGCGCTTTGCAAGGGTTCCAAGTGCGTCAGAAATAACACCGCCCTGCTCATATGGATTGTTCCATACTTCAGAGCCAGTGCCTTCAATAAACCGCTCAAAGTTCTGACGCAGTTCTTCTTGCTGCTGCGCCATTCTGTCACGAATGGGGCCACCAACTTCATTGTTCTTAGCAAGTTCGCGTGCGCGTTGTTGCTCTGTAAAGTCACGCGTCCGTTGGAATCGTGCAAGTTCAATAGGCACTGGAAGTTCAGCCGCACGTTGAACACGAATTGTTTCCTCGCTGGTGGACATAGCACCGCCACCTGGCCTTGGTGCAGGAGCAACGGTTGGAGCAGGCGAGACTACAGCGCCTGGTACTGGTGCTTGAGGAACCATCGTTGCCGCAGGCGGCATTGCCATGCCAGCAGGGGCTTCGGGAGCGGCTCCTAATGGTATTTCAGGTTGTCCAGTTAATTGTCTAATTCTCGAAGTTACTGCGGGAAGTGCTGCGGAAATGACATCACCAACAACTTTTTCAGCAGGGCCAGCCGCTGTAGCCATAAGGATAGGCTGTGCGTTAAACTCTCCGCCAGCAGCAAACTCAGTGGCTTCTATGCCAGCTTGGGTAGCTCCAGATTTAAGAGCCGCACTCGTAAATGTTGCAGCGCGTCCAGCAGGCGTAAATGCAGCAATGCCACCAATGGCACGAGGAACATCGCTCCAACGAAAGCCAGGTTTGATTCCGTAATCCTTGCCGTCTTGCGATCGAAGGATGTAGTTGCCCTTTTCGTCCTGCCTTACTTCAACGCCAGGATAGTTGGCCTTGATGATGGCAACGGATTCCTCTGGGCTTGTGAACATTGTACCGATACCTGTACGCGCACCAGCAATGGACAGTTCGTTAAGCTCAGGCATGGTTGTCCAGTCGGCAGCAGCCTCGATTTCAGGCGTACTGCGCTCCGAACCAGTTACAGTCTCAATCGCGCCTTCAATAAGGCCCATGTCCTCAGTAACATCTTCCATTGGAGCGAGGTATGGCTGGAACTGCAATTGACGATTAGTATCTTCCTGAAGCTTTGCGATAGTTTCAGGCGTTAATGGTGAGCCGACATTTGCTATCGAAATGGCGCTTAGTTCCTCAATAGATTTACCGCTTTGCCAAGCCGCCTGCAAATCCCTTGCGTTTTTTAGGTCAATTTCCGCAACAACGCGATCGCCAGGAAGCGCCGCAGTTAAACCAGCTACAGGAGCTAATCTTTCGCCAACAGGCTCTCCACCAGATTCTTTTAATTGTCGGTTGAGATAATCTTCAGCGCGTTTTAATCCTATTGCAAATTGCTCTGGGCTTTGATTAGGATTCAGGTTTGCAATAGACGAAACAAACCGTTCCTGCTCACCTGGAGTGTTTGCAAGGCTAGCGACACCAGCAGGGTTAATCTTAGCTAGTCGTGCAAGCTGATCCTGAATAATAATACCTTTAAGGATTTCAATTGATCCCTCAAGGTCAGCACGATTCTGTCCGAGTAGCGAACCAAGAATAGGCGTTTCGCTAATGCCACCAGCCTGCTTTCCTAGTGACAGAAATTTATCGGAAAGATTACGCAAATCCCTAACCGCAGAAATGCCAGTATAAAGCTGCGGAAGTCGATTGGTGTCTTTTTCTGCAACAGGCTTGGCAGTTGGTTGCCCACCAACATCCTTAAACTCTCCGGTTACTGAGCTAACTTGATACACGCGATTAGGATCAAGCCCAGCAGCAGCCTTTTGCTCTGCTGTAGCTATGGAGAATGTTTCCGTAGGCTTTTCAGGCTTTGCAGGCTCTTTGGGCGCAGCAACAATTGGCTGGAGTGACGAAACAGGAACAGAAGCCACATCTTCTTTATCAAACTGATCAAAAGGATTTTTTGCCATTGCTTTATTTCCCAATCACTACGTGCCAATGAGGGCCAGTAGCATTCTTAGATGGATTTTTTACTTCGTCACGCGATTCAATAATGCGATATCCAGCATTTCTAATCTGAGTAACATACTGTTCAAAGGTGATGCCAGGAATTGGGGCAACATCAACCGCTCCAATAGAACTTGCATGAAATGACTTAGGATTCTTTTTTGATAACGGATGACTAGGCCCACGATACCCAGAAGTAATGTCGGCTTGTGGGAATAGCTCACTTATCACCTTCCTCCCGTTCGCGAAAGTTACCAGACGGAGAGCCCGTCTGACCTCCTATGATACGAGATGAAGGGTTTGGATTGCTAGGCGTTCCATATTTCTTATCAAAATCCGCCGCCAAAGAAGGATTCTGCCTTAGCAAATTAACTGCATTTTGTGGAATTTGCGGAGTAACTGATGGTTGTCCACTTGCTATAGCAGCCTGTAAATCCCTTTTCAGGAATAGGCCAACGTTAGGAACTGCCACCCAAGGATCACCTTCACGCTTTGCACGCAGAGCATCTTCAAATTCTGTGGTTCCTGGTTTCTTGCCTTCTGCAATAAGTTCCTTGATGAATGGAGTGTCCATTTGAACATTGGAACCAAAAATCTTTTCATGCGCTTCACCGCCACCATAATTGTATATGATGGTCGATAGCACAGCTTCCCGCGCTTTGGGGTCTGTGGTGGTGTTATATGTGGCCTTAGCGCGTTCAAATGTCTGAGCTAGGTCTGGACGCTTTGAGTTCTTCAACGCCTCAATGCGCTCATCAAATAGCTTATTCACATCTTCCGGCCTGTTTTCTCGATTGAGAATAAAGGCAGTTTGCGATGCTTCAAGAATGGCTTTTTGATCGCCTTCGCCCATTGTCTTGCGATAGCCTTCGACTTGCTCTTTCGCTTCTGGGTACTTCAGATAGAAGCTAGCAAAAGATTGCGTGTCTGGCTTTTCCATAAGCGCAGCCAAGTCTGTCTGCAAGCTTTGCTGCCTTTCCATCTTTGCTCGACGGTCTTGCTCTGCCCGTTGCAATGCAACAGACTGCAAAAATATTTGCCTTGGATCGGAGGCAATAGAGTAATCTCTAGCCATTAAAATAATCCCTTGCCTATGCCGCCAACTTCACCAAGTATGTCACTGAACATTTTGCCCCGTGCCAAAGCTCCGCCAGCTTGCGCTTCACCGCGCTGACCAAGAAGATTTGCAATGCTACTAGCAGCACTCATGCCAGATGCGCCAACACCAGCCGCAGATTGTTGACCTAGCTGTGTCATGCCACCCAAGCGACTATATTGCTGCTCAAGGAACTGATTCAACAATTGAGGACGGAACTGGGCCAGTGCGCCTTGCACGTTGCCACCACGAAGGCCACCAGTTGCCGAAGCATTCTGGAGGATAGCTTCTTCTTGCTGCCGTGCTAGAGACTGGAATAAAGGATTCTGCTCTTGCTGGGTTACATATTCTTGCTGTGCTTCAGGGCCAGCAAGACCTAATGCCGCCATTTGCGCTTGTAGAGCAGGGCCACCAGCCTCAGTGTATGGTTGCAGTAACGTCCGCAGTTGTTCGCGTGCCGCACGGGTTTCTTCAATACCAGCTTGCAGTGAAGCAGCCTCAATGTTGGATGCTTTTTTAGCGGCGCTACCCTTTATTAAAGAGCCGCCAATGCTAGTTGCAGCAGCAATACCAGTTACTGGATCAGGCATCAGACATTTCCTTCATATATTCATCAAGGCTTTCGCCATAAAGCTTTAACACAACGTGACCTATTTCCATTGCTGCTTGCGTGCCGTGAACCAACTGCACTGTAGCAAGAACAATATCATAATATCCAGCACGCCAAACAAAACTGGTAGCGCACGCATCACCAGCTAGCTCAACAGTATCAGACGCCTTCCACTTTAGAATCGCAGTGCTGACAAGGGGAAGCAAAACTGTGAAATGGGCTTGATAAAACGGATTAGCTGGCAATCCTACTAGCGCAGCCCAGATAGCTGCATCCGCATCGTCGCGATCGATCTTGTCGCCATCAACAATATCATCAAAAAGCTGAACAACTTGCCATAGGTCAATTAGCCATTCAACGGCAGCTTCGGGCAAGTCTAATGCTTCCACAAAGTTCCTACGCAACCAGTATTCAGGCGTTCCGCTTTTAAGCATAGTAAGCTTTCTACTATTGAGCCCCAGGCTGCTCTATAACGCTCTGTGGCAAAACCATAACACAATCAATCTTCAAATTCAAACTCTCGTTCTTCTTGTGCTTGACAAGAGCGCAGATCGTGACAGATGAACTCGAACTTATGGCAGTAGCCACGAAAGCCAGCATCAACGTCCCATTGGTTAAATGGAATCTTTTCCATCTTAGCTTGGGTCATTGTGCTGTTGTCGTAATACTCGCAGTTTGAGCAGCGACGGCGACGCGCCTCAGTCTCATCCACTTGCATAGCTTTGCCAAGCGCAATCCAGTATTCAGGATTAGCATCGCGCTCGTTACTAGGGTTTTCAGGGCCAAGCATCCAATCGTCAATGACGATCTTGGTGTTCTTCTTGTTCTCAGCGGTGGTAATGAATGGTTCGCTTTCACGTAGACCAGCAAAGCCTTCAATAATCATCATTGGCTTTTTCATTATGCTATTTCCCGTCCAGATGCGCGAATGTTGATTGCCGTAGCTGTTCCCGCAATAGTTGAAATAAATCCGCCAGCCGCAATTACCTGACCGACTAGCTCAGGAAACGTGTAGGTCTCCGATGGCTGAAGCGTCTTGGTCTTGACGATAAGGTTGTCATTTCCTGCGCTGCCAGACACTGCCACAAGGTTAACGCTAATCGTCGCAGCAGTTGCGGTGTAATTAGTCGCCGTGAACTTGTCGATGACCGTCGTGACGTTCGTTGCAGTGTATTGCGTTGTCTGCGTGTTCTCCGCAGTCTTTGCGGGAATCAGAACCCTTGTTGAAACAGCCATATCAAGTCTCCATAGAACTTATATTGTCGGTCACTGTTAAGATAACCGACGGGATTGATGGGTGTATACCTGTTGCCACTTCCGCAAGCAACTCCACGGATGTATCGTCTACTTCCCACATCAACTCAATGTAGTCGCCAGCGTTTAACTGAATGACGTAATTCCATGCGGCAAGCGTTTCTCCGTCATTCCCTTGGATGCGGATTTGTCCAGTGCTATCAGGAACGTTTGTGCCGTTCTTTCGTAACCATACATATACAAGCCCAACGCCGCCCGATGTCTTATGCACCTGCGCTGAGAACTGGACGTTATAGATATTGGGCCGATCCACAAAGATGCGCGAAGTCGGACTGCCTCTAGTCACGCCAAACGACAAATCTGTTGTGTTAAAGGTCATTGGATACGCCGTGTTGATAACGGCTGCTGTCTGCGTTGTCGTATCGTAAAACGAACCGTAGCGCGGTGTGCGATGCTGCCTTGGTGGTGGCATCTGCTGAAGTGCTGTGATTTGCTCTTGCAGTGCTGCGACCTGTTCTTGCGATGCCGCTGCTGGCGCTCGGTCAAGATACTCCAGTACAGACTTCATTACCTCAACAGAAGCTAATGCTTGATTTGCGGATGCCACTGCGTCGCCAGCCAAGATGGTGGCTTCCGTAACGCTAAAGGGAGCCACCTCATTGCTGACCACTTGAAACAGTTGTTCAAACTGCTTGATCTGCTCATGGTCTTGCAGAAACGATGCAAGCTGATCGCGGGTAAGGTTGAGCCTCTGAACCATTAGTAAGCCAACGGCTCTATCTGCGCCTCTAGCCTAGCAAAAGACATATGAGCGTCTGATGTGCCTTGGAAGCGTTGAACGCGCCAGTTACGCATCCAGCCTTGGTGGAACCACACAAGACGCTTTGCACGCTGCCCTGTCTTACCCGCCTTAATAAACTTCTGTTGGCTCCAGTTCTGCCCATCAATCGAGTAGCTGGTGTTAATGGTTGGGTCTAAGCCATACGCAACCGCGCCTGTCAGCGAAACCAGTTCAAGGTTCTGCAGTATCGCGCCGCGCCCATCATTGTACAGAATGGTCGTGCCAAA